TCAGCTGATATTGCTGCTGGTGAATCTACTGTATTTTCTCTTACTAACGATTTATCAATGGATGCTTACTTTACATTAGAAACTATTCCTAATTATGAAGGTAAGTATGATACAAGTTCAAAGAAAAACACCTCGGGTTCATTTACTTTAGGTTCAGGTTTACGAGAATTAATTCAAAACGACTATATTGCTTCTGTAATTGTAGCTCCTGGTGGGGGAGATTTAACATTTGTTCCCGCAATTGCTATTACAGGATCAACTTTAGATTTAAGAGGTATTGGAGCATAAAAATTATATATTTATAACGTGATGAAAACACTACAACAGCAATACAATTTAATTAAAGAAGGTAAAGGCGACAAAAACTTCTTTATGAGACAGGCGCTCAGACAGTTTCCTGAGTTCGTTACTGTTAATAATACATTCGATCAAACAGTAACTATCCTTAAAGGTAAAAGCATTATCTCCGAAGGTGTAGGTGGTGTTGTAACTGCTGGTCGTAAAGATTGGTTTAAAATTTTTGAAGCTGAAGTTAAGGCTGAAATGAAAGAAACCGATAAAGAAATCGTTGACCTTGAAACTAAAGGATACGATTATAAAAACGAAAAAAACATTGATAACTTATATGGCCAATCATTCCTGTTAGGATATATCGCCGAAATGGATGATCCTAAAAACGCTGATAAAACTGTGGCTCAAATTAAAGATATCGTAGCTAAAAATATGGCTAAAGATGCTAATTTCTACTCTAAAGAAGCTATGTTTTCAGTTAAAGGTATCAAAGGCGAACAATTAGATACTCCTAAAGATCCAACAGGTAAACATAAATCAAGCGGCTACGGCAACATGTAAGATGAAACAAGTCCTAATCGAAACTAGAGCATTTAACACATCACCAATGCAATTATTGGAGATGAAAGCCCCATCGGGTAATCCTTTGGTTGAGGGTATTTTAGCAACTGCCGAAGTTAAGAATGGTAACGGACGTTACTATTCAAAAGATTTATGGGAAAGAGAAATCGATAAGTACAAAGAAGTTGTAAAAGAAAATAGAGCAACAGGTGAATTAGACCACCCAGAATCTTCTATTATCAACCTTAAAAACGTATCCCATATTATCAGAGATTTATGGTGGGATGGAGATCAGGTACTTGGTAAAATTGAAATCTTACCTACAGTATCAGGTAACATCTTAAAAGCATTAATTGAAAATAACGTACAAGTAGGTGTTTCATCACGCGGAATGGGTTCGTTAAAACAAGTAGGTGAAATGTTAGAAGTACAAGACGACTTCGAATTATTATGTTGGGACTTTGTTTCAACCCCTTCAAACCCAGGTTCATACATGCACGTAATTAAAGAAGGATTAGACTTCTCAAATCAAAATAAATATGGTAAGGTAAATCAAATTGTTAGTGAAATTTTATGCGCTAACGGTTCATGCCCTATCATTTAAGAAGCCTGCTACCTTAGGCAAACATCAACCCTCCCCCCTGGATTAGGTCTGCGAAAGCAGGCCTTTTCCTTTTTTGCGACTTTAAAAAATCCTGATATATGTATAATGGTAATATGCGATCATTATATCGTATTGATAGTTAATAATTCTTATTACGGTTCACGAATAACCGTACTTCCAACACAACTTAATTGAGGAAAAAATGGCAAACAGAGATCTGCTTAAAGAAGCAATCGCTGATGCAAAAGCTGTTAAAGAAACTGCTATTGCTAACGCGAAAGCCGCTTTGGAAGAAGCATTCACTCCTTATCTGAAAGAAAAGTTAGCTGCAAAGTTAGCTGAAATGGACGAGATGGATGAAGCTGAAGACAAAATGGCTGAAGGAATGGACGCCGAAAAAGAGGTTAAAGAAGTTGAGGAAATGGACGAAGCAAAAGAAATGGACGAAGCTAACGACGCTAAAGGATATGAAGGCCAAATGGGCAAGAAAGACTTAGGCGTTAAAGAAGGCGAAGACATGGATGAAGCTGAAGACATGGACGAAATGGATTTAGACGAACTTTTGGCTGAACTCGATGCTGAACTCAATGAATCAAAAGACAAGGAAGAAGGTAAAGAAATGGATGAAGCTCTTGACACAATCAACGACCCAGACACTCCTGAAGCTAAAGGCAATATGGCCGAAGCTGAAGAAGAAGAAAGTGAAGAAGTTGAAGTAGATGCTGAAGAGACTGAAGACGAAGAAATTGACCTTGAAGACATGTCAGAAGAGGATTTGAAGAAGTTCATCGAAGACGTAATCGCTGATATGGTCGAAGCTGGCGAATTAGAAGCTGGTGAAGGCATGGAAGGCGAAGAAGAAGGCGAAGAAGGTGAAGAAGGTGAAATGGACATTGAAATGGACATGGACGCTGAAGAAACTGAAATCGCTGAAGAAAAAGAAGAAATGGAAGAAGGTAAAGACGAAATGGATGAAATGAAGAAAGAAATTGAAGAACTTAAAAGAGATCTTCAAGAAGTAAATCTTTTGAACTCTAAATTACTTTACGTAAACAAAATCTTCCGTTCTAAGAACTTGACCGAAAACCAAAAAGCTAAAGTATTAGGTGCATTCGACAAAGCAACTACAGTAGCAGAAGTTAAACTCGTATTTGAGACAATCAGCGAAGGTTTAACTCCTAGTAAAGCTGCTATCAAGGAAAACTTGGGTAGTGCTTCAAAACCAATGGGTGTATCTCCTAAGAAACCTATCTTAGAGGTTAACGATCAATTTGCAAGATGGCAAAAACTTGCAGGTATTAAATAATGTATGTTAAATTTTAATTGATAATTACAATGTCACAAGTAAACCAATTATTAGAATCAGCTGCTGGCTCTTGGAAGTCAATGCAATCTGATGCTGCCAAATTAGCCACTAAGTGGTCTAAGACTGGCTTGTTGGAGGGCTTAAGCAACGTTGAATCTAACAACATGTCTTTGTTGTTGGAAAACCAAGCTAAGCAACTCGTAACTGAGATGAACACCATCTCAACTAACTCAGGATTCACTTCAGGTACTGAAGGTGAGAACTGGGCTGGTATCGCTCTTCCTTTGGTACGTAAAGTATTCGGTACTATCGTAGCTAAGGAATTCGTTTCTGTTCAACCTATGAACTTGCCTTCAGGCCTAGTATTCTTCTTGGATTTCCAGTACGGAAATACTAAGAATCCTTTCGCTGCTGGCGATAGCTTGTACGGTGATCGTAACGCTTCTGGTCAGTATCCTTTCGCTACTCCTTCTCCTGAAGGTGGATTGTACGGTGCTGGTCGTTTTGCTTACTCAACTAACCAATTCTCAAGCTCAATCACTTCTTCTGGTATGACAATCACTTCAGCTTCTTTCGCTGATATCGATTACAATGCCGGTGCTGCTGGTGCTTCTGATTTGTCAGCTTCTATTGCTGCTGGTAGAGTTAAGAAAATGGTAATTGCTTCTTTCACTGCTTCTCACGCTCCTGCAGCTGATAAGGATGGTGTTAGAGCTTTCATCTTGACTTCTGGTTCAGTTGCTGCTGGAGACAACCTTCAGTTCGCTACTACTTACTCAGATTCAGCTGATGAATTGACTATGTACGTTTCTGCTTCTACAGCTGAAATCGCTGCATCTTCAACTTACACCTTGTACTACAACAAGTTGACTACTGATATCACTAGAGGCGACTTCGAAGCTTCTTCTTCAGTAGCTGTACCTAACGACTTGAGCGCTTCTCAAATCGTAATCCCTGAAATCAATGTTAAAATGCAGTCTCAAGCAATCACTGCTAAGACTAAAAAATTGAAAGCTGTTTGGACTCCTGAGTTCGCTCAAGACCTTGCTGCTTACCAAAACATTGATGCAGAAGCTGAATTGACTAACATCATGTCTGAGTACATCTCTATGGAAATCGACCTCGAAATCCTTGACATGTTGATCAACGATGCTGCTGCTGGTACTGAGTACTGGTCTGTTACTTCTAACAAGACTATCGATGGCAATGGTACTGTAGGTACTTCTGGTTACTACAACACTCAAGGTCAGTGGTTCCAGACTTTAGGTACTAAAGTACAAAAGTTGAGCAACAAAATCCACCAGTTAACTCTTCGTGGAGGTGCTAACTTCTTAGTAACTTCTCCTACTGTTGCTACAGTATTGGAATCTATCCCTGGATTCGCTGCTAACAACAACGGTGACGCTGCTCAAGAAGAGTACGCATTCGGTGTCTC